CGGGCCCCACCCCCCCTGCCACAAAAGAAACCAAGCAACAAAGAACTACTGACAGCAGGGCAGCGTTGCCCCAAAGAAGCGCCATCTCATTCATGGGGATGATCCGGTTTCGACGGGGGTTGTCGAGGGCGGGATAAGCGAGCCGTGGCCCCTGACCACGATAAAACGGGGAACTTAAATGTAACTGACAATAATCAGTACGCTTTCGCTGCCTAATTAGGCGCGACGCTGGCCCGGTCTGCCCGCTTGACCGGTTCCCAGCGCCATTCAAGCGGGGAACGAGCGCATGTAAGCTTTGCCATGCGTCCGTAACATGAAGCTACCAATCGCTGAAGCCTGACTGCGGGCGTCATCGTGCGGGAATTTCAAATCACAGTCTGCGCTCGGAGAAGGTCCTGCAAGCGAGCCTTCGGACAGGGGTTCGACTCCCCTCATCTCCACCATAGCGCACAGGTACGAACCTGAAATGTTGATTTTCGGAGACGTATTTGTGCTCACATACAAAACAGCGGAAGTGTAAAACCTCCGCTGTTTTGATTTTTGGGAGTGTGAACGAGAGCACTTTGGGTTCACACGCTGAATCAGATGATACCACGGTTCAGGGCATCATCGACAGGATGGGGTGGTGGTGTTTTGCCACCCCATCCTCAACACGCACCTCAATCGTAAGTCAGCGGCGTAATCTATAACGCGCAAGATCATTTACGTTCCTGCGCTTTTTTTTCTTATGCCCATAGAACCCGGCTTCGTCAGGGTGGACAATCTACCCACCCCGACCGGTATCATCCGCGCTGCCGAAATGCAGCTATGTAAATATATCTTGCCCGCGTTTTTGAGTTAAAAATATTTAACTTTCGAGCGAAAATATGATAGAATCAAGATTTGGAAGAAATTTCATAAAAAAAGATTGACTTTTTGCCACGCGTTTATTATACTTTTGGTGTAGCAAGAAGGAGGTGCGATACGATGCCAACAAAAATGGGGCGTCCCAAAGTAGACAACCCCAAGGACGTGCGATACAGTATCCGTCTCGATGCGGATACCGAGCAGAGGCTTGAGGCCTATTGTGTACGTCGAAATGTCACAAAAGGCGCAGCCATTCGTGAAGCCCTTGAATTGCTACTGTTGCGAGACGAAAAAAGTAAGCGCCGTTACGTTTGAGCCGCGTCAGCGCTTACTTCCAAAGACCCCATATCCACCACGCATGATGGCGTGACACCAACTGTACGGGATGGCATGAAATCCATTATTATCATACCACCCTGTCAGCAGAAAGTCAAGAATATTTAACTGACAGAAGGTGCTTTTTGTGAACGAAAAAGAAATCATCCTGCGCGAGATTGCCGTCATTGATGAGGCGCTCGCCATCGTATGCGACCGCATGGACACCGATGACCGCATTTCCGATGCGCTCCTCCGCGAAGTTATCGAATGCACGGAGAACATCAAGGAGGCGATGGACGCATGAATGAATTGCAGACATTCGCCAATAACGAGTTCGGTGCTGTCCGCTCCATGATGATTGGTGACGTACCGCGGTTCGTCGGACGCGACGTTGCAGTGGCGTTAGGCTACTCCAATCCGCGAAAGACGTTAGGTGCCCACGTTGACGACGAGGACAAGAACAAGAATACCGTAACGATTCGTGACGGTATTCAGGGGGAACCCCAACATGACTATCATCAACGAATCCGGGCCGTACAGCCTGATTTTCTCCAGCAAGCTCCCCCCGCCGCAAAGCGCTTCAAACACTGGGTGACGAATGAAGTGCTATCGGCCATCCGCAAGACGGGAAAGTACAAAATGACGGCTACACAGGACGAAGTGCCGCCGCGTGAGCTGACCAGCGACGACTATTTCCGCACCGCCTCCATCGTGGCGACGTGCAAGAACGAGCGCTTGCCCTATGTGCTGTCCTACCCGAAAATGGCGGGCATTTCAGCGGCATACGCTTCCCCCAAACGGGACGGACGGAGTACATCAAAGCGGTCGTCACCCCGACGATGAACGACGAAGAATAAAAAAAAGCAGGCGTGAGAGTCATTGACCCTCACGCCTGATCACTTTAACTTGACGGCAAGTTGCTGGTAACTTTCAGTCCGCAGACCAGACCGCGCTCTCGCCCTTGAAATACCGCTGGAGCTTCCCGAAAGCAGAAGAAGCGGTCTTGTAAGACTTACAGAACTCCTCATGCCTTGCGCCCGCGTCATCGACGTAGTACACCCGGAGTTCAAAGGGATATTCGCCGTCCGTCCGCCAGACGGTGGCTTTGTAGAGACCGCCATTGTGGATGGCAGTATAGGCGTTATACCCGTTGAGGTTCATCTTCATTAGGCGCGCCCCTTCCACCACACGATGGTGCAGGGCACGGGTGACTTGCCGAATATGTCCTCGATGATCTGACGCACCGTGCGCCAGTCACCGCCAGCAATGCCGCAGCCCATATTCCCCGGCAGGGCGACACGCTTACAGCCGTTTTCCCGTGCCCAGCACTCCACCTGCTCCAAGCAGGAGCGCATACAGTCATACCGGGTCAAGCCTCTATCTGCCCGCGCCCGATCATCCTGACAGAACAGGTTGAACACGATGTACGACCGTCCTCCCGGCTCTTTGGAAGTGCCCGGAAGGTACTGCACCTCGCCCAGCAGATCGCGCCCCATCTTGCGGCAAAGCCGCTGATACACGCTGTACGCGGCAGGAGACAGCAGCTTGCTGTGGATGGACGCGGCAACACCCGCCCCCATCACGCCATAGAAATTCGTCTGATGGCAGATGTAATCCGCATCACAGGACAGCAGGTCGCCTGTCATTTCATGAACCATTTTCTTTATCCTTTCCGGGCGCATCTTTTTCGCGCCCAATCAGCCTGTCGATGCTGTGAAATATGCGGCGGTAGCGCCACACGTCTGAAAAATACATGGGCGTGTACCAGTAGTTCTTGCTGTCGTCACCCGCGGTCATGGGGTCTGTCAGGCTATTGCCTATCTTAACATATCCCGCCGCACCGAGCAACGAAAGCTGAATATAGCACATCATGCCCACAGATAAATCAATGTCCTGCGCCGTAACCAGCACACAGTTCTGCCAGTTGCGGCCGAGTAGCCGCAGCCTCTTCCCCGCGGCGTGACACTCCGCTATCAGTGTAGCCCCTGCCCCGCAGGCGCAATCGTTGAACGTGACGTAGCCATCCTGAATCACCTGCTGAACCAGTCCGGGGACGCTTACCTCAGCCATCAGGCGGCACACGTCATAGGGCGTGAAAAACTGTCCAGCATGATCGTTGCCCAATTCCAACTCCATGTACGCGCTGCCGAGAAAGTCCTGTTCCGGGTTCTGTTCAAGCGCGGACACCACATCAGCAGCAAGGAGCGGGAAAACCTCCCGCTCCTTCGCGTCATACTTCGCCATAATACGCCGGTACAGGGCCTCGCGTTCATCGAAACGCACCTTGTCCACGCTGTTTGAAATGGCCAGAGCAAAGACGTTGATGAAGTCTGACCAGACCTCCCAAATGCTGTATTTGCCCGCCAAAGACAAAAGCCGCTTGCAAAACGGCTTTTGCTCTGAGGCGACGTTTCGAGCGGCTTTTGCCATAGTCTGTCCTCCCGCTCAGTAGGTACAGTTGGTCAGGACGCAGCGGATGTCGTGGTGAACGAGACTGACAAGCCACTTCGCGTTGAGGAGCACATGCCGGATTTCTGCCTCCGTCAGGCTTTGCAGATCATCCCCGCCGTCCGTCTGCACCACGAACAGATTACCCGCCAGCATCATTTCACCATTGACGCCGACCGCGCTCACGCGGGGATCGGAAGTGAGCAGGGCTTCATCATCACAGACGATGTAGAACCGCTTGCCGCCTATGCCGCGCCACACGACGTCGATGCAGCGGCAGTTGAGAATCTCGTAATAGCTGTCGAGATTCTTTTCAACGGTCGCTTTGGCCACAGTTCCGGTTTTCACGTCCACCAGAACACCCGTGATCTTGCGCCCTGCCTGTTCGCGCTTCCATTCCTCGACGTGCCGCTTATTTGCGGCTTCGATTTCCTTCATCACGCCGAGCTTGCGTTTCGTGTCCATGCTGAACCCTCCCTCTGTCCTTACTGATTGTCAGCGGCTTCACCAGTGGTCGCGTCAAGGGTCTCATCGGCGGTTTCGTCAGCGGTTTCGTCAGCGGCTTCACCGGTGGTTTCATCAGCGCTGTCGGCTTCACCCCACGCGACCTCCTGCCGGTCGTAAATGGCCACCACCCGCTTGAAATCCGTAGCGGGCAAGATGTTGAACATGTCACGGAGCAGACGCTCTTCGTAGTCACCACAGTAGCTCGTGCTGACCGTCACGCCGAGGGCGGTAGAGCCGTTCGCCAGCTCCACCTCAACGATCGTTCCGCGTTCCAGAACGACACAGGTCGGAAGCTGATACAGACGGGTAGCGTTATCCTTGAAGCGGCACACCTTGACAAGGTTTTTCATATGGGCAACCTCCTTTTATGTTCAGCTCAATATATTTAGCTGATGACTGAATGATAGCACAATAAATTTAACTTGTCAAGTGGTTTGGAAAAATATTTTTAACTGTGAGCCAGACCGGGCGATCCTGCCGTTCGAGCGTCGGCATCCCGCTTTTTCTCCACTGGTAACTCTCGCGCGCCCGCGCGCGTATAGACGGGCACGATCAGGCGGATAGGCGTTTCGCGCGCGCCCCTAACGCCCATATTTGTAAAGTCTATTAAGAAAGAATGTTCCAATGTTACCACTCACTTAAAAAGCCTTGTTTTTCAAGGGTTTTAGGATTTTTTCTGGTAACATTCTTGGTAACATTCGCGGGAACATTCTCGAATTGGAAAAAATTGAATGTTCCCGCTCGCTGGTAACATAAAAAAGATTGTTCCCATAGAATGTTACCACTTTTCCGAGAATGTTCCCGCTTTTTGGGGGAGAATGTTACCATCATTTCTTGCTGAATCCGCGCTGTTTATCACCGTAGGCTTTGCCAAACCGGCCATGAATTGAACGCCAGCCGGGGAGCCGTTCCAGCACGGCGTTAATCTCCCGTGCATCCGATTTGCGCATATCGCTGATGGGCTTGCAGTACAGCTCGCACCACACCTCTGCCGCACAAACCTTGTCCCTCTCCACCATCGTGTAGCTTTCTTCCCCGCCCTTCGCCAGTCCACTCCAGAACGCCCGGCGCTGGTCGATGTCCCACTTCACCCAGTCGTCAGGGACGGGGCGCTCAATGAACTCAAGAATCAAACCTTCCTGCACGCTGGCTTCACGGTGCTCTTCCTGCTTGTCTCGCGCCAGCGCCTCCACCTCACCCGTCAGATACAGTGACTCGCCCATTTGCCAACGCACTTTGGCTTCCGCCCACACCTGCCGGATTACGTCATCCGTCAGGTCGTTAAACACGGTCTTGTCGTGCGGCACTATGCCCACGTCCACGGGCCAGAAGCGGCGGTTGCCGGTCGTGTCCTGTAAGAAGTCTACCTGATTGCAAGTGCCAAAGAAAACGCAGCAGCGGGGTAAATCCTTAACGTGACGGCCATAGGCGGCGCGGTAGCGGTCAGCGCGCAGGGAGAGAAACTGCTTGATGCACGTTACGTCGGAGCGCCTGAAAGCGTCCAGCTCAGCGATTTCCACCAGCCACACGCCCTGCAAAAGCTCAGATGCTTCCTTGCCCTCGAACGTTCTGATGGAGTCATTGAAAAAGCCGAGGCTCATCTTGTCAAGCAGCGTTGACTTGCCGATGCCCTGCGGGCCGCACAAAATCAGCATATTGTCGTACTTGCAGCCGGGGAGCATGGCACGAGCGACAGCCGCGACGAACGCCTTGCGGCACACAGTGCGGTTGTACAGCGAATCCTCCGCGCCCAGATAGTCGATGAACAGCGTATCCAGCCGGGGTGTACCGTCCCACGTCAGACCCTCGATATAGTCCTGCACTTCGTTGAAAGCATGGGTTGCGGCGTGGATGTCCAGCGCAGCGTCGATATTCCCGCGCCCGGTTATGGCGTACTGCTTTTCCATGTACCAATACAGGCCGTTTGAATCTGTGTCCGACCACATACGGCGGCGGTGCTCACCCTTCGCCACGTCCCACGGCAGCTTCTCCAGCACCTCGCCGCGCCCGGCAAAACGGTTCAGCGCAAAGCGCCCTTTCAACAGCGGGTCGTTTTCTAAAATGATTCGCACGTTGTCGATGGAGCCTTTAATCCTGCCTGTCTGTGGTTCACGCTGGAGCTTGAGCATCCAGTTTCCGGGGTCATCAGCGTTATCCGCGCCCACGCCCTCAAAATCAGCTATGGCGCTGTCATAGCGTTCCTGCATCAGCAACACAGCCACATCATCAAGGCTGTTGGCATACTCCAGCATTCGCTTGTAAGACGGCAGACGATTCGCAGGCGTACTTGCGTCGCTCACGTCATCCGCGTCTCCGAACCTGTGTAGCCTCACCATGTCGAAGCTGTTTACCAGCCTGCCGGAGCAGGGATCCGTAGCATGATGGCTGAACAGAAACTTGCCGTTATCATACACGATGGCGCCGCCCGTGGTAGAGCCGCCCAGATAGGTATAGCGGTCTTTCTCATTGTCTACTGCTTCGTAGATGCCGGGCAGCAGCTCGTCGATAGCGCGGTAGATGTCGTAGGTACGGCAGAACGCGCCCACGATGCCGGGCTTTGCTTCGGGGTCACCTTGCTTGACCGCCAGCTTTTGGTAGCTAAAACTGCCGGGAACCTGCGGCCACTCGCTGATGTCGTGCCAGTCCTTATAGCTTGCCAGCAAAGAATCAACCGACGCAAAAGGTTCGTCAGCCGTGCGGAATACAAACTCACTGTCCGAGCAGCAGGACGGCCAGTACATCAGGCGCGACACCTCAAAGGTCGTCGGGTCGGCCATACTGATGCCGATGTAATCCGCCATACGCCGGGCGCAAGGCTCGTATTCGTCCGGGGTCATGGTTCTGTCCGTAGGAATCAAAACGCGCAGTCTGGGGGCGTTGGGCGCGTGCTTGCGGGTACTGTAAACGCAGTAGTTGCATTTGAGACCGTCCAGCGTCGCCAGCACCGCGTCTGTTTGCCAGCCGGGGACGTTATCAAAGTCCAGCGTGATTACGTCCCTGCCCGTTACGGCGTTCGCTTTGCGCCGTCCTCCGGCGAGAGCGCCAGCCACAAAGCCGCCCACATCCTTCAAATCGTCCTGCTGGGCTTTTTTCATTTTGGTGTATTCGGACAGAGCTTCCACGCCGCGGGCGGGCGTTTTCAGGCGGTCATAGAGCTCAGAAACCGTCAGCGTTTGGCGCTGCCAGTTAATGTCCTTACGGCTCTTGCCCGCCGAAATGATAATTGGTCTGTCGTAGGTCATGGTGGTTCTTTCGCTCCCTTTCCCGCATTATCTGCAACGCCTCATGGCGGCTTTTTCTGTGGGGCTCGGCATCGTGCGGTTGCACACCGTTTCATAGTAGCCGTAGATAGCGTTCAGTTCTTTATCCTCTGCATCACGGCGTATCTTTGCTTTTTCTTCGCCTGCCGCACAGATGACCTGAAATTCTGCCGTGCTCATCCTGCCCGTGCGAACCAGCGCATTGTACAGCTCAGATACCTTGTAGGCATCCATGTTGTGAGCGGCGCGGTCACGCTCGGTTAGGTGGTGCATAAACGCTTTGTACATGGAGCGATATTCAGCCGCTTCCTGCAAAAGCGCATCTTTCTCAGAATGGTATTTCGCGCGCCGTGCCTTGCGGCAGGTGTCCTCCATTGCATCCATGATGTTCTGGAGAAAAGTCTCCTCACTGATAACTACGGTTCCGCACTTCTGACAACGGATTAGCTTCATTTACCTCACCTTCGCTTTGTGTCAATTGATGGACCGTGTAGCCCCTTTTACCTCACCTCGCCGAGAGGACAGCGGTACTCATACAGTGCTTTGTGCCCATCCGCAAACTGAATCGTCAACCGCTGAGGATAAGGATTATGCGCGCTGTTTTTCGCCAGATATTTTGTGTCAGTGACGACATGCTCTGCGCCTGCTGGCAGCCGCAGATGGAACGTTTCGCACTCTCGGCACATGGCTTTCTCCGCATACGTCGTGCCGCATACTTCACACCTGTATACCTTGCTTTCAATCATGTGCGCTCATCCTTTAACCGCGTCAGCTCCCACAACTCATAAGCGCGCTGATGCAGCAACTGCCATACGTCTGACAGCCCGTTACAGTATCCGATTTGCCGCTGTATCCTCTCTTCCAGCACCTTCAACGTCGCGTCGCGCATGATGCTCGGTGGATCTGTTTTCTCGATGCGGTCACGTTCAGCGGCGAGACTGGACAGTCCGGCGCTCGCTTTTTCCCGCATCTCGTCCAAACGAGAACACAGATACAACACTTCCTTCTCACTGATGGCCGCGACCTGCCGCGCCTGAGCAGGCGCATACAAGAGGATCGACTTGTCGGGTTCTACTCCTATGCGGGTGCATTGTGACTCTGCGTCATACAGACACAAAAACGGCACGCCACGCACCATGTACCCTCTAAGGGTTTTATCTTTGATATGCTTGCAGTAAACATGCCCCATGACAGCAACACCCACTTACCTCTATCGTCGTTCTTACCGCGCTATGCAGTCGTTCGGACGTTTATCCCGCCACCCACGAGGGGCGGCGGGATTGCTCCGATGTCAGATGTCAGGAAATTTGGAAGCAGATGGGGGCGCGAAGCGCGTTGGATGCGTCGTAGCTGCCCGTGCAGCCGCTGCCGCTGACAAGCACGAAGCAGGTGGCAATGCCGCTATAAGCAGAAGAAGTCCAATACCATCTTGTGCCCCCATCCTCATCAACCCGCACACGGGATTTAGAAGTGGAAAAGACCGGGTAGCGCACCCCGCACTCAGCGGAAGAAAAAATCGCAGAACCGAACAACTCACTTTCGGTCGGAAGAAACAGCATATCGGTACTGGTATGCTTGCGTCCCTTGCAATCCACGCTCTCGCGAATGGTAGGCTGAATCAACTCTCGCAGCGCGTCAGGCAGGGATTCAAGCATATCATGGTTCAGCCAGTGACGAAGCTCCGTGTCCACCCAGCCGTTAGGACACGCACCGCTGTGCATACGATGCGCAGGTAGCAACTCTTTGGACATAACGGTAACAGTAAGACGCTCTTCATCTTCCTCTGCCCGATCATGGCAGCAGCCGATGATCTCGAAGTGATAGCCGAAGTCCTCAATCACGTCGCGGAGCTTGAAGCGCTTAAGAAAAGTGCCGTTCCGCAGGGAGTCACGCACAAGAGCCAAGCCCTGAACGGGCACGGGCTTCTCGCAGAAGCCCAGCTCCTTGATCTGTTCCGGGGTCAGGAGCGTTTTGTTACCGTTGATGCAGATGTAACCTTCCATGATTTCTCCTCCTTATCGGCGAATATGGACGGCAGCGCGTCCGTTCGTCTGCAAATTGTTCCAAAAATCCGTAGAAATGACGTTGCCCTCTTTCACGGGCTCAGCATCGGGAGGGGGCACGGGAATCGGAACAGGTTGTCTCCGTGCGACCGCGTGCACGGTGCTTTCGGCATCGTTAGTCGTTCGGGCAGTGATTCGGATGTTTTCTTCCTTCTGCGCCTGACGATAGCCGGAGCTATACGCCCTGCTCTCACTGTCACGGCGAATGCGATTGTGTACCGCGTCCGTCGCAATGCCGAGGGCGAAGAAGAAAAAGGCAAGTACGATGTCCATAGTCTTTCCTCCAGTTATTTATTTCCACCACCAGCAGTCCAACCGCTGTGACAAAACACACAGACCGTTGTACAGGATGGAAGGTAACAGAGTTAGCAGCATGAGCGGGTAGATAAGTGGAACCTTAATCAGCCTGCGCACAAAACGATTCAGACTCCAGACGAAGTAGGTCATGTGTGATCTTCTCCTTCATCGAAGCAGAAGTCCGCCCAGCTCTTTTCACGGTCTACCTTGAAAACGCGGTCAAAAACTTTGGCAATACCGCGCTTGCAGTGATTGCAATCTTCTTCACAGAGGAAGCAGTAAAAGCCTTGCACGAGCTGGCACAACAGGACCAAATCATGCGCGTTGATGGCCGTTGCATCTTCGTCCATGTGACTGACGGGAGCATTGTAGTACACCTTGTACTTCATGCTCGGCAGCATGCGGCGGATGGCGCGCTTCTTCTCTGCCGGAATGGTCTCTACGATGCGCGCCAACAGCCGTGTCAGTGTAGCCTCCGCCAGCCGCAAATCGCGGTATCCGTTGGGGATGGCTTTGAGCCTGTCCCGCATATCGGTCTTTACCCCGTCAAACTCCTGTAACGCGGCAAACATGGCAAAGAGTCCGTCCATCTCACCCTGCCGCATTCGCATTTCAGGAAGGGGCTTTCCTACGTCGTTACTCATGGTTCTGCGCCTCCTGCTCATCGGGATCGTGCTTGAATTGATGACGGCTTATGACCGTCCACAATAGCTAAATATTTTTAGCTGCTGAGTTTATTATAGCAAAAATACTTTGCTTGTCAATATGTTCAGCAAAATATTTTTGACTATTCTCTCGGATAAAAGACCCGCCGCAAGACAGTACGGCGGATCACCAAACTCTCAGCGAGGAATTTTATCAAGGTGCATTCGGCTTCCTGTTGCTTCCGTCTGCCCGCAATACTTGCCAGTGTACGGACGCTCGACACCTTGCGCTTGCTCGAACACAATCTGCGCCACAGGATAACCGGGGCGTATCAAAATCGTGTTTTTCGTTTCGTTTTTGAGCTCCAGCGTAATGTGTCCATGAAAACCGGGGTCGATAAAGCCAGCGTTCTGCACTGTCAACCCTGCGCGACCGATGGAAGAACGCCCCTGCACAAACGCCGCAAGATGCAGCGGCAAGTTGATGGACTCTATTGTCGTGGCGAGTGCAAACTGACCGGGACGCAACTTGAACGCCTTACCTTTTTGCAAAACGATTTTCTTGTACTTTACCTCGTCGCCCAACGCCACACTACCGAACCACTTGCGTCGAGGAACCAAGAAGGATGCGCCAATGCGCACGTTCATGCTCGCTGGGTTAATGAGCAATTTAGGATACGCCGGGAAATAACCCTCCGCCATCATCCGCTTAATTTCAGAGTCACCCAAAATCATGTGCGTTCAGCTCCTTCACTTCGTGTAGCTTCTTCCGCCCGCTCAAGCTCACCACCGCAGGCCGCATATCCTGCGAGATCGATCCAGTTATCTGCTTTTCCGCGCCCCGTTGCGATACGGGCGATTTTCAGCAGTCCCAGCATCGCTGCAACGTCTTTCGAGTCGATGCCGATAATGTTCGGGCGCATATAGGGACGAAGATAAGCATTCCAAAATGCAGCAACCAATCCAAAGTTGTTTTCGGGAGAACCGTAGTCCTCTTGCCTGTTACCGTTCACACACTTCGCGGCGGCTTGTAGCACTTCTTCACGAGTCATGGTTTCCTCCTCCAATCGTTTCTTCTTTTGCCGGTTCATCGACCGGCACAATATCGAACAGGCGGCGGCCATTATCTTGAAGCACCTGATAGATTCCGCCAGAGAGCGCCCGCACAAGCTGTTCTTCATCAGGCACTTCAATCTGTGCGTTATTGATTAGGATGTGCAGGATTTCGTGCCAAAGAGTGACGCACATGTGCTCATATCCCTGCGTATCAGGGTTTAGTTGTATGCGGTTGTGGACGAAATCGGCGTATCCGTGCGCAATGTTCGTCCCATCGTTCAGCGACTTCACACGCTCCACGGGATAATCAATGCCGTTGATTCGCACGAAAGACGGTATCTTCAAGTTGCGGCCTCCTGTTCCTCTGGCGCTTCATTGCCCCATACCTTCCAGCCGGGCGCTGCTCTGCGCGCAAACAGTTCAATGCGTGGGGTATAGGAAACACGTTCGATCATTTTGCGCATGGTTTCGGGCTTGCGGCTGTGTTCACGTTTCGGCTCAACAAAGCCTGTTACTCCCTGCATACGCTTTCCTTCCTCCAACTTGTAAGGTAATTTTTTTTGTGTGGTTGCAAAGATACAGTGCTCCGTCATACCGCGAAAATACTGCCCCAAGCCCATGCTATCCTTGCACCAAGTAATCAGTGTAACATACTGAAAGCCCCATGCCTTTACGCATTCCAGCGCGTCAGGCAGGTGCAGGTTCAGGCTCTGCCCGCCATTGCTTTTGGCTTGCAGTGTTCCATTGACACCTGTGTTTTCCGTGCCGTTGCGGCAGTCCACCGCAGCAACGTCGGACACGACCAGCGCCGTATAATCCGTAACGCGGCTTTGATGGTCTCCCGTCTGTGTAGGCGCTATCTCGCCCTTCCCGTTACCCCTTGCGTCGTAAACCACGGCAGGCCGATCAACGGTGTTCAGCGTATAGCTCTGTTCTGCTTTCCAGCCCTTGCCGTTGCACCCGGCCGTATCGGCGCGGTCAATACAGTTTCCCTGAATACAGAACACAGTCGGGTCAAGATGACTTCCGTTTGCGCTGAGGGTAGGAGCTTGCTCATCTACGAAGCCAATAGATCGCGCCTTTTCTGACTGACCGCCCTTGAAACCCGCAGCACAAACCATAGGAAGCGCACCATGTGACTCTGCACGCAGGGTTTCAGCTGTTTCGCCGCCCGTTTGACCACGGTTTGAAAAGGCAATCGGAGCGGATTGAAACACGACGTTCGGCCCACGGTCGAGACAAGGACTCCCATCATGACGCGCAAGCAGAGACCGCGCTGTTTCGGGGTAGCATACAAGGTCGGTTGCATCCTTTGCCCACCTACCACACTGCGTCCCTGCGACATCGGATGGCTTGCAATCGCCAAAGCTCTGCTGTGCGTAAGCAACAGGCGCGCATATTCCGGCACGATTTTGTCCTCCCGTTGCGTTGCTCGACAGGCACGGAGAAACGCCATCGACAGCGTATTGCCGAATCGTCTGTGAATCCCACGGATTCAAGCATCGGATACCGCTTTGCTCTGCGCCATCAGCGCTTCTCGCAACGTCGGCGGCAGTTCCTTCCCTCGGCGTTCTGCGCGCCGGATAATCCCAAGACATGCCTTCGCGCTCAAATAATACTTCTGGGGCGCGTTCGCCTCCAAAATCTGCGACGAGCGAGATGCGACGGCGACGTTGGGGGACTCCCCAAAACTGCGCATCAAGTACCCGCCACGCGATAGACCAGCCGCCGTCTGCCCCGAACAGGCATCCTGCCATTGGCCATCCACCGTCAGGCACAAGCACATCGGGTGCTTCCGGCTCGATGACCCTGATCGTTTCTTGTAAAACTGCGCCAAAGTCTGCGCCTCTGTTGGAGCTAAAAGCTCCCGGTACGTTTTCCCAGACCATGAAACGGGGGCGGACACCCCCCCCGCTATTGCCTCTTTGCTCATCCGCAAGCCTCATTTCCTTTATAAGCCGGATCTGCTCCATGAACAGACCAGACCGTTCTCCTGCCAGCCCCACCCGCTTGCCAGCCACAGATAAATCCTGACACGGACTGCCGCCGATGACGACGTTGACGGGCGGGACGTGGTAGCCGCTGATTTTGGTAATGTCACCGTAATGCTTCATAGCCGCTCACCGAGGTCAAGCAGCACCTGCCGCATGTGAACGATTTTTCGCTTAATTGCCGCGGCAGTGTTACTCGCCGTCATGCTGCCATATACCTGTGTAGCGTCTTTCGGCTTCTTCTTCGCCCCTTCATAGGCGCTGATGCTGTCATTCAGTTCCTCCGCCATCAAACGGAGCATATCCGCCCGTTCATTGTTGTTCACACGACCTACCTCCTTTAGCAAAGATCAATTTCAGGTAACTTTATCTCTACGGGGATGAGGTTCCCTTCACCACCGTACCGCAGAAGAAACGTCACGATACTGTGCGGATAGTGTTCAAAGCGTTCCGGCGCATCCGTCCGTACCAGAAAAGAACATTCTTTCGTAGGACGGCTCAAAGCCGCGCCGGGACGGTAATGTTTGAGGTTGACGTAAATTACGCCATCCTTGTACCAGTCCTCTGCTTTGGCAAAAACGCCGTCGTACCACCCTTCAAAGTAGACACGGGGCGTGATGCCGTACCTCCTCACAAAGTCTATTGTGGATTATCCAGAAGTACCTTGGCTCGATTTCAAAACCGATAAAGTGCCGATTCATCCGAGCCGCCGCAACCGCCGTCGTACCGCTTCCCATAAAGCCGTCGAATACAACGTCACCCTCTTTGGAATGCTTCTCAATGCACCGCTGTATCAGCTCTACCGGCTTTTGATTTTGGTGAAGCTGTTTGCGTCCGCGTATGCCCGGAAACTCCCACACGTCACCCAGCCGCTTTCCGTTAAACGGAGCGCGACCTTTATTCAGCAGCAAAAGCACTTCGTATTGCTGCCCAAATTGCGCTTTCAAGTCGCCCATCGTCCACTCACTTTTCACCCAAACAATCGCGTTTTTGACCGTAAAATGAGCATTTTGAGCCGCTGTTTTGAAGAAATCCTGCGTTTTTGCAGAACAAAACATGTAAAAAGCGCAATTTGGCTTCAGTATGCGATAGCACTCTTCGACGTACTTCTGAATCAGCTCCGGGTTTGAATCATTCTGAATCGGGGTGCAGAAGTCGTGCGCTTTATCTTGCCTGTGTCCCGTAGCATAGTTGATTAGATACGGCGGGTCTGACACAATCAAGTCTACGGATTCATCCGTCATCCGGCGCATCCCGGTGATGCAGTCAGACAGGTACACCGTATCCGATGCAATTACGGGGGGGAGGAGACTGCGAAGCGCACGTTTCGCCGTTGGCATGAACGCGCACGCTATCAAGCCACGGATGACCGCAGCGGAGTCCCGTACAGGCAACGCTTTCCAGCGCCATACCGCAGACGGGGCAAACGCCCACTGTCATACCCACGCCCCCATTCGCGGCATCGCCGCCAGCATCAGCTCCTTCGCCTGTGTAGCCACTTCCCTCATTTGCGAATGCGCCGCTTCCGAGCAGCGCAAACGGAAGAAGTGCAGCCACTCCTCAACCGTCGCGGTCATCACAACCTCCGTTTTCAGGCAGGTCGGCAGTACCGCACGCGCCTCCTGCGCCGTTGCACCATTGTTCAGCAGGTCAAAATAGTACCGTTCCGCCATGACAGCGGCCTCTATGAATGTCCCATATGCGGCTGAATCAGGGCCGAAGCAGGCGGGCTGAATGACTGCAATTTCACCGCCAAAATCCCCGCGCTGGTAGTTGCAATAACGAGTGCTCTCCTGACAGAAGGATGCAGGGCGATGACGCACTAACTCGTGCGACACGCCGCGGTCGCAGGTGAACCAGCAGGTCATGCAGACGTGCTTCCTGATTTCATGGCCGCTCGTCAGCTCGCCGGGATGCAGTATCCATGCCTCCTCGTCACCGGCTGAGAACACATTGCCAAGCAAATCCGAAAACAGTACGCCGTATGCTTCCAAGATGCAGTGAACCGCGGTGGGCATGCGGGTGTTCGTCGCAGCGCACACGCGTAGCACATCACGCCACGCCCGCACGTTGCCGGAAACAATATTCTGTGCGTTACCGTGAGTCTTTCGGATGTAAGAAGCTGTGCCTGTCTGCTCAAAGGCTCTGTCCAAAGCGGAAAACCACACACCTGAACCGCCATCAGAATCCTTGCTCATGCCGATTATCAGGTTCCCGTGCTCCAGCACCGCTTCATGTCCGCGTTTAATAATGCGCTGGATAAAGCCCTTGTAACTGTTAAACGTAATCTTCCCCTCAGACTTGTAGCAGACACGCCCGCACAGTTCAATGCGTCGCATTACATCCTCAGGAGAAATAGGCTGTTCCAGCAGCAGGACAGACGGCTTGACGATCCTCATCTGCCATCACCACCCCTCGATGCTGCCAGCGCAGCCATCACCATCAGCACGACGGGATACAGCAGATAAATCAGCGCGAATTTCCAATCCACAGTCAGCGCGAGATACAGCGGCAGTCCGAGGATAGTAAGCGCCAGCGCGGCGATTACTATGACGAAACTCCACATGACGATATTTTCAACCAGCTTCTTGAAAAACTCCGTATCGTGCATATTCCTACCTCCAATCAGTCCTTCGTGAAAAACGCACCAACCCATCCGTCTGCGTTAAGCGGCAAGCCCGGCGCCCACGCAACGGGTTCTGACATAATACGCTCGACCAAATGCAGCATGTTTTCAGGCGTATCAAAAGGTGCAATGTCGATGACCACCTCATCGTGTACATGAAACACCACCGGCAGTCCTGCCGCTTCGAGCCTGTCCAGCGCTCCAGCAAGACAGTCACGAGCTATGGCCTGCACACAGTTTTCAACCAGCTTGCCCCCGTAAGTTTCAATACTTTTCCACTTTTTCGTTTTCTGGTCCATGCCCGTATACGCGATAGATGGGCGACCCCACTGATTTGTGCCCAGAGACGGATTGATATAGTACAACTTGCGCCCGGAGGGCAGTGTAATTGTCATGCAGGACACGCCCTGCACCACGTCGTACTCACGGGCAAACACAACGTTACGCACTCTGGCCGTGCCGCCGCATTGTATTACCTGTACGGCCGCCGCATCCATTGCGTACCACAGGTCACGGATTTTGGAGTTGGCCTCCCGCCAGCGCTCCACGATGTCCGGCAGTTCATCCTCGGTCAGTCCCATGTCCAACGCTCCCATGTTGATAAGCGCCCCGGCAGATCCCTGATAGCCCAGCGCCAGCTCTGCAACCTTGCCCTTCGCGCGCAGGGCATACTCTGGATTGCCCTTTTTAATGCGCTCAATTGGCACGCCGAACATCTGTGACGCGCTTGCTTCGTAGATTTTGCCGTGTGAACGGAACACCTCAAGCCGCCATTCTTCGCCCGCCAGCCACGATATGACGCGAGCCTCAATAGCCGAGAAGTCCGCGTCTATCAGCACATGCCCCTCCGGCGCTATAAAGGCTGTACGGATAAGCTGAGAAAGTGTATCCGGCACAGACCCATACAGCACGCGCAGAGCATCAGCGTTCTTCTGCTCTACCAGCTTTCGCGCCACCTCAATCGCCTTCGTGTAGGTTCTCGGCAAGTTCTGCACCTGCACCAGTCGTCCAGCCCAGCGTCCCGTGCGGTTCGCACCGTAGAATTGGAGAAGCCCGCGCACGCGTCCGTCACCGCAGACACACGCTTCAATCGCATCATACTTTTTGGTGGAGGTTTTACTTAGTTCCTGACGGATTTCAAGCATACGCTGAACCTCGGCACTGTTACCTTCCTTTGCCAGCAGACGCGAGACCGTTCCCTTGCGCAGGTCTTTAATTTCTTCATCATCCATCTCCGCGTTCAGCCATTCGGCAAGCTGCTTGACTGAATTAGGATTACGAATGCCGGAAACCGCAACAGCTTCGGCGGTAAAGTCGCGCTTGACACGCGCTCCCACATCCAGTGCGCCTCGCACCAAATCAATATCCACCGCCACGCCGCGGGAGTTAATCATCAGATCGACCTCCCACTGATGCTGTACCCATTCAGGAACAGGAAAAGCGCTCAGGCGGCGCTCAATTTCCATCTCCGTTACCACGTCCTGACGGTTGTACTCTTTGAACAGCTTCCACTTGTCAGAATCGTGGTGCGGTAGATTGCGTGTGCGCCCACCATTCGCCCGTGAAGGCTTGCAGGGTACACAGAAATAGCGAATCAGGGCTTTACCTGCCGCGTTCTTCTGCTTGTCATCCGGCAAGCCGAGCGCCTTGCCCGTTGCGTCCAAACCCGCCGTGTACCCGCAATACAGACCGTGAAACATAGTGCAGCGCCACTGTGACGGCTGCATACCACCGTAAACCTTTTGCAAGGCGCCGTACTCAAAGTGGGCGTTATAGGCGTGCTTAATATAGTTGGGATCCGTTAGCGCGGGAATCATCCAGTCAGGAAGTTTTTCCCCACACGCCAAATCAACAACCTGTACAGGAGCACCGTCAAGAGAATAGGCAAACAGCAGGATTTCAAAATCAGGGCTTTCGATATATTTCCAGCTTCCCGTTTTCTTAATAGATTCACTGGAAAAGGTTTCAAGGTCGATGGAAAGGTGATGCGGCATCTTTCACCCTCCCTTAGTCCAAATACGGAAGCGACGTGCGGATGTCTGCTGGAACGTTGCCGTTCCAGACAAAAGAGTTTTTCAGCACATATTCGTTATAGCTTGCCGCCGTTTTGTTTGCGCGCATCTTCGCCTGTTCAGCCCATGACAGCTTTTCTGCATTTTCGCTGTCTTTGTACTGCTGGTAAATCAGGCTGTCACTTGTGTAACTTGTCATCATTGCGCGGCAGGTGTCCTCAACCTGCTTACGAGTGCTGTACGCTGTCGCATCATCAGCCTTTTGGACGGCAAAAAACCATGAGTTCCACATGGTGCGTCCAACAGGAAAGCAGGAGAAGAAAACCGTGCAGAATAGCAGAACGACCATCAACAGACACAGCAAACCAACAACGACCTTATTCATCTGCCACGCCTCCTTCGTACCGAACAACCGGACTATCAACGATGAAGGGAATGTCGGAGTAAAGGTACTCGCCCGTCCATTCTATATATTTCCCATCCGGGGTGAAGAAGAAAATGCCGTCATCATTCTCACCATAGCTGCCATCCACGTCAGCCAGCCACTTGTTATACGCCCGGAAGTCGCCGCCTAAATACTCGTAGTATTCACTGTCTGGGGACAGGAAGCTATTCAGGCTCGTTACCTTTCCGTCTACCACGAAATTGCCGACAACAGTATTCCCGGCAAAGAGCACGATATAGCCCAGCGGTTTTTCAACCGCACACATGAGCGCGTTTGCCTTTTCGCGCTGACCATTAACCCAGTAAGCACGCCGAATCAGGTTATACCGCTCCAGCGAGTAGCTGATGTCCGTTGGTGTAGGCTGGTTAGCCGTCAGGGAATTTGCCACCGCCATCTGTGCCTGAACATCCGCTTTCGTGCCGCTTACGGTAGGAGTGTCTGAGCAACCGGTCAGCACCAGTAACGCCAGTGCGATAACCACAATCAGGCTGACCACGCGAACCGTCTTTTTCATACGTTTTTCCTCCCTGCAATGATTGCCAATGAGTTCTCAAGCTGTACGCCGCGCTTAACAAGTTCGGCTTTAACCGCTTCGCCCAGCGGAGAAGAAAGGGCGTAGTCAATCAGTTCTGCTTCTGACATGCTCGTCACATTAGCAATGGACTGTTTTACGTCCTCCGTCTTACGCGGAAGCCATACGCGCTCTGCATACTCGCCACTGTCAATGTCGGAAACAAGCATTGCCATCGTGCGATCTGGACGACGAACGAACATGCTGAACAAATTCATCAGGTGAATGGTAGTCATTTCTTTAATCTGGATTTCTTCGCCAGTGGCGGTCGTCCAGCTGTCGGCACAATCAAAACGAGTTTTCACACTTTACCTCCTAAA